ACACCAGAGGTGTTTGAGGGCATGGACACCTACACGCACGCAGAGATTCTTGCAGAGCTTGCTGGTGCCGATTGGACCTCTCAGGAAGACACTCCATAATACCAAATAACCAATGTATACAGGAACCGCTAAAAGCCTATACACTTCCCTTGAAGGACGGAGGGAGCAATACCTGGATAGGGCAAGACAAGCCTCAAGGCTGACACTTCCCTACATAATGCCGGATGCTGGCTTTGGCGCTTCATCAAGACTGGATACACCGTTTCAGGGTGTTGGGGCTAGAGGAGTAAATAACCTTGCCTCTAAATTACTGTTAGCACTCCTACCACCCAACGCCCCCTTCTTTAGACTCAACGTAGACACCTATGGCCTCCAACAAGAAGGAGCACCAGAGGAAGTAATCAGTCAGGTTGAACAAGCCCTTCAGAAAGTTGAAGAGGCAACAATGGATGAGATCAGCAGGGAGACCTACAGGACTGGTCTTCACGAAGCACTGAAGCATCTCATTGTTACAGGCAATTCCCTTGTGTATCTACCAGACTCTGGAGGTATGCGTGTGTTCCACCTTGACCGGTTTGTGGTCGAGAGGGACTCAATGGGTAATGTTATCTATATAGCCACAAAAGAAAGCATGAGCTACGCAGCTCTCGATGACAACATGAAGGCAGTTGTTGATGTAGATGCAAAAGATCCCATGGCAGAGGTAGACCTGTATACCGCTGTGTGCCGCAAAGAAAACAAGTGGCATGTCTTCCAAGACATCAATGGAAACCCCGTCGAAGGTTCTGAAGGAACTTACCCACTAGACCAAAACCCCTTCATACCTTTGCGGTTCAGCAGAATTGATGGAGAAGACTACGGCAGAGGATACGTTGAGGAATACCTCGGGGACCTCCAATCTCTTGAAAGTCTTACAAGAGCGATTGTTGAGGGCTCGGCTGCTGCCGCAAAGGTTCTATTTCTTGTGAATCCAAACGGAACCACAAGGGCCAGGACGTTGGCTGAAAGTCCTAACGGGACCATTACTCAAGGTAATGCAGCAGACGTTTCTGTTCTCCAACTAAACAAGTTTAACGATTTCAGGGTGGCTCAGGAGACTATTGCTGCCATCAAAGATCGCCTCGGGCACAGCTTCTTGCTTACCAGTGGTGTTGTAAGGAATGCAGAGAGGGTCACAGCAGAGGAGATAAGGATGCTTAGTATGGAGCTTGAGAGTTCCCTTGGTGGTCTTTACTCACTTCTGTCTACTGAGCTTCAGCTTCCACTTGTGAATAGGTTGCTTTCTAGTCTGACAAAGAAAAAGAAGCTACCCAAGCTACCAAAGGACATTGCTACCCCTGTGATTATTACTGGTGTTGAAGCACTAGGCAGAGGTAACGACCTCCAAAAGCTTGATTTGTTTCTCGCTGGGGCTGCTCAAGTAGTAGGACCAGAAGCCGTTGCTCAGTATGTCAATGTAGGTGAATACTTCAATAGAAGAGCCACAGCATTGGGTATCAAAACGGCTGCTCTCATTAAGACACAACAAGAACTCCAAATGGAGATGCAGATGGCACAACAGGCCCAGCAAGAGCAAATGCTTGCAAAGATGGGACCAGCGGCTATCAAAGCAGTATCTGACAACACAATAGAAGAGCAGAGAAACCAACAACAACAACCTGAGGAATAAAAGACATGGCTGAAGCTAATAGAGTGGTAATCAACGAACCCACCGAAAACGAAGAGATCACATTGGAGCAGCAAGCAGAGATGCAAGAAGAGGCCGTTGCTAATACCAGCGAAGAACAAACAGCTACTGAGGAAAGACCTGAGTGGCTTGATGAGAAGTTTAACTCACCAGAGGATCTAGCTAAGGCATACACTGAGCTACAACAGAAACTATCCGAGCCAAAGGAAGAGGCTGATGAAGAGGTAGCTAGTGAAGAGGTAGCTGATGAGAATATTGACAGTTCTGATGTTGTTACCAAGGCTACCCTTGAGTTTGATGAAAAGGGAGAGCTGAGTGAGGACACCTTTGCAGCCCTAGAGAAAGCTGGATTGCCTAAGGATTATGTTGAGGCATACATTGCAGGACAACAGGCTCTGGTAGAGCGTAATGCGGTTGACCTCTACAACTCTATTGGTGGAGAAGAAGAGTATGACGGTATGATCCAATGGGCAGGAGAGACCCTGACAGAAGGAGAAGTAGATACCTTTAACGAACTTGTCATCAATGGGACACCAGAGCAGCAAAGGTTGGCAATCAAAGGGCTACATGCTCAATACAGAGGCTCTACTGGTTCTGGGCCAGCACTCAAGCAGGGGACCACAAGTGGTAACTCTGTGAAACCGTTTAGCTCTACAAAGGAACTTCAGAGAGCTATGAGTGATCGGAGATACCAAGAGGTTCCATCGTATCGTCAGGAAGTCGAAAAGAGGCTTTCTGTATCTAACATCCTATAATTACTGACATGAACTTTATTAATTACATCCTTGAAAACAAAGAGGACCTCATTGCCATTGTTGGCTCTGTGGTTGCTCTTGCCTCCCTTGTTGCAGCTCTTACGCCTACCCCTAAAGATGACAAATGGACGGGCAAAGCATACAAGATTGTAGACTGGCTGGCTCTTAACGTAGGGAAAGCTAAAGACAAACCAGCAGAGTGATCTCTTCTATTGTTAAGCTTCTAATTGCTTTTCCAAAACTTGCTGACCTGTTCTTTAAGGTCCAAGAGTCTTATGTTAAAAAGACTAAACTGGAGCGTCATAAGCGTAACCACGATCTTATTGATGGCTGGGTGCGCGGCACCGATAAAGCCAACAAGGATACCGGAGTTCATCGAAAGGCTCCAAGTCCACGATTTTTCAGAGAGTGAACGAGTCACCATAGGAGAGATCCTTGACTACGTAAACGACCTAGAAAACGAATAAATCTTTTGTCTAATAAAGCTTAATCGCTAGTAGACCTATGCCCACTGAGGTGGATAACACAGGACGAACAAGATAAAGCCCAAGGACACCAACCAAACCAAACTAACAACTAAACCAAATCGAAAGGCTAATATATTATGGCTACGACCAACATCCCCTCGATTCCCGGACAGGTAGACGCATCTACAAGAAGTGCGGCTGCAAACGGGGACAATGCGTTGTTCTTGAAGGTGTTTGCAGGTGAAATCCTGACGGCATTCAACGAGAACAACATTATGAAAGACCTGACTATGGTTCGCTCCATTAGTTCAGGTAAATCGGCAAGCTTCCCAGTAACAGGGACCGCTGAGGCTAAATACCATACGCCCGGTGATTCTCTTATTAGTGGTAGTTACTTGTCACAAATCGCCCACAACGAGAAGCAAATCTTCATTGATGATCTTCTTGTGTCCTCCACGCTTATTGCTGAGATTGACGAGCTTCGTAACCACTACGATCTTCGTTCTATTTACTCCGCAGAGCTTGGTAAGGCGCTTGCTAAGGAGTGCGACTTGAACATCATTAAGACGTTCATTGCTGCTGCTAGAGAAGACAACTCATCTAATGCTCCTATGGGGTCTGGAACTGAGCTTGATGGCGGTGATCTTACTTCGGTAACTAACCTTATTGACAAGCTGTATGCAGTAGCGGAGACGCTAGACGGAAAAGATGTTCCCTCTGAGGACCGCTTTGCTGTCATGGCTCCTCAACAGTATTACAAGCTGCTTACCGCAGACAACGTAGCAATTAACAAGGATAATTCTAACGCTAGTAACGCTGATGTTGCTAAAGGAACTATTGTTGAAGTTGCTGGTATTAAACTCTTTAAGAGTAATCACATCAAAGATGTAGACCTGCTTGGAGATGATAGTGCTGTTGCCGCTCCTGGAGTAAACAACGATGTGTTTGGCGCTGCTAACAAGGGTTACAACGGTAACTTTGAAACCTTGTCGCACGGTGCTAGTACAGCAAGTCCTGTTGTATATGCGAAGGGAATCGGATTTATTGCTGGTCACGGATCGGCTGTAGGAACCGTTAAGCTTCTTGATCTTGCTACTGAAAGTGAGTATCAGATCGAGCGTCAAGCTACCCTCTTTGCAGCTAAGTATGCAATGGGTCACGGTGTGCTTCGCCCGGAGTGCGCTGTCGTGGTTAAGTCTAGCTAACCCAACTAACTAAACTTGGAGGCCCCCATAGGTTCAATCCCTGTGGGGGCTTCCCCTTTTCTATTTTAAATTTATGGCAACTCTCACAACTCAACTAGAGGCAGTCAACAGTATGCTAGGTCACATTGGAGAAGCTCCAGTGAATAGCATTGCAGACACCTCTACCCTCCCTGTTTCAGCTTCTACAGCTTTGTCAGTATTGGATGAAGTTAGTCGAGAGGTGCAAACCATGGGGTGGCATTTCAATACCACAAACAAATACACCCTGACTCCACTGGCTGATAATACTATTCAGCTCCCCTCAAACACACTGCACGTAGACACAACTGACGGATCAAAGGATGTCGTTCAGCGTGGCCTAAAACTTTACGATCGCAAAAACAACACAAACGAATTCTCTAGTTCTCTTGATGTAACCATTACGTTTCTTCTGGACTGGGATGATCTACACGAACAAGCACGTAGATACATCACACTAAGGGCCTCAAGGATCTTCCAGACGCGCATGATGGGATCAAGAGAACTTGAAGCTTTGATTGCAAGGGACGAATTCATTGCAAAGTCACTACTCGAAGAAGTAGATTCCAGAGGAAGTGACAGGACAATCTTTGACAACTACGATGTCTATACAGGCATTGGTATTAATCGTAACTACGACATCTAATAAGATATGCCGCTAATCAACACTTCTGTTCCAAACCTAATCCAAGGGGTTAGCCAGCAGCCTGACACACTCAAGTATGACGGTCAGTGCAAGGAGCAGATAAACGCTTACTCGTCTGTAGCTGATGGACTGAAGAAGCGTCCAAATGCGAACCTTGTTAAGTATGACGCAACAGAGATTGGCGAGAATGCTTTTGTCCATACGATTAACAGAAGCGAGTCTGAGAAGTATTTGATGGTTATTACTCCATCTACGTTGACTATTCACAACCTGCTTGATAGCGGGACGATGAAATACAACGATGGAAGCACAACTCCAATAGCTTTAAATCCTAGTTATTCTTATTTATCTACAAGTAATCCTAGAAAAAACCTTAAGGCTCTTACAGTTGGAGACAACACCTGGATTGTAAACAAGACGGTTACTACTCAGATGAGCCAAGTGGCTGCCGATATATCTGATGACGTAAATGAAAACGAGGCGTTAATCTTTGTTAAGCAAGCTGGGTATGACAAAACTTATGAGGTGTCTGTGTTAAATGGGGGAACAAATCATATAGCTACAGCTACAACAATAAGCACAGCAGGAGATACTGGAGTATTAATTGATTCTGCTGTTATTGCGGCTGATTTAGCAGGTGATTTTGGAGGTTCTATCACAGCTACACCAGAAGGCTCTACAATCAAACTTGTTAAGTCTACTACAGCAGCTTTTGACATCAAAACAAAAGACGGATTTGCAGACAAAGGACTTGGTGTGGTCTACAAGGAAGTAGCTGACATTACTGACCTTCCTGTCGTAGCTCCACATGGGTT